CCCCATTCCTCCAGCGCCTTGCCAGCCAAGCCGCCGGCCTAATCCTGCGCAAAGGCATCCAACTCCAAGGCGACCCCTACTGGAGCGACTGGGCCCAAAACGTATGCGGCGATGGCACCAGCCTCAACAGCTTCGCCCGCCAACAGCTTGAAACCGCCCTCCTCTACGGCCACAGCAGCGCAATCGTCGACTACCCCCCAGCTGCCACCCCCCGCACCCTCGCCGACCAACGCACCACCCGCGCCCGCCCCTACCTAATCCACGTCCAACCCCAAACCATCCGCGGTTGGCGCACCCGCGACAACAACCCCCAAGGCGACCTCACCCAAGTCCGCATCCGCGAACTCGCCCTCGAAGCCCACGGCCGTTTCGGCGAGCAACAACTTGAGCAAATCCGCGTCCTCGAACCCGGCAGCTACGAGCTCTGGCGCCGCGACACCTCGGGCGCCTGGCTCCTCCACGACACCGGCCGCACCAACCTCGACCGCATCCCCCTCGTCACCGTCTACGGCAACCGCCTCTCCACCCTCATCAGCTCCCCACCCCTGCTGGAAGTCGCCTACCTCAACATCGCCTACGCCCAGCGTTTCTGCGACTTCATGCACAGCGTCCACGTCGGCGCAATGCCCATCCTGACAATGCGCGGTTTCGACCCCGACACCGACTCCCCCGTAGGCATCAGCGTCAACACCGCCATCCTCCTCCCGGTAGACGGCGGCGCCGAGTTCGTCCAACCGACAACCGACGCCTTCGACTCCCAACTCAAGTGCCTCGAAGCCCTCGAAGGTCAAATCTCCCGCCTCGGCATCAACACCCTCACCCAACAAAACACAACAAACGCCGCGGCCGAATCCAAGCGCATGGATCGCATCGACAGCGATTCAATCATGGCTCTAATCAGCTCCGACCTAGCCAACGCCCTCACCAGCATGTTGGAAATCGCAGCTCAATACGCGGGCATCGAACCGCCCGAAGTAGTAATCGAGCAGGACTACGACAGCAAGCTCCTTGACGGCAATTCAATCACCGCCGTCCTCCAGCTATTCATGCAAAACGCCATCAGCCAAGAAACCCTGCTCGACATCTTGAAGCAAGGCGAAGTCCTTCCCGCGGGCCTGAACATCGGCGAAGAAATCACCCGCACCCGCGACCTAATCGACGAGCAAAACACGGCCCTAGGTCTAGACCCCCTCACCCAAAACCCCGAAGCCCTAAACCGCACAAACGCCGCCACCACCGGCCAAGGCATGGAGCTCGCCTCCCAAACCCTCCCCACGCCCATCCGCCCCGGTCGCAACGCCAACAACTAATAACTCCCCCCACCAATGACCCAAAACGAGTATCTACTCGCCTCTTACGCCGCCCTCCGAGCGCATGAAAAGAGCGTCGAAGACGACACTCGCGCCCTCCTCCTGCTCCTCCTCTGGCGCCTGCGCCAATCCCTCCTCGCCTCCCTCCCTGACACCGGCCTCAGCCGCCAACTCCTGCTCGAACAGCTCCTCCGCCCCTTCGCCCTAGAGCTCCAGACCTACAGCGAAACCTACCTAGCCGTACTCCTAGTCCAGCTCGAAGCAGTCGACAGCACCCACGCCCAACGCGCCGCCAAATACGCAGGCCTCCAACTAACCGCCCGCGACTACCGCCCCCGCCGAGGCACCGACCTTCTCCGCACCACCCGCAGCGGCGGCCTGACCCTCCTCGAACAATTCACCCCCAGCCTCATCACGGGCCAAAGCCCCTACACGGCCGCCCACCTCCGCGCCATCCGCACCAAAATCCTGAGCGCCCTTCTACGCAACGACCCCACAATCGAAATCGCCCGCACCCTCGTCGCCGAGCGCACCCGCAACGGCTACATCCAACCCATCAACTCCCGCGGCACCCTCTACAGCGCCCTTCGCAACCGCGACACCGCCCTCACCTCCAACGCAATCTGGGAAGTCAGCGGATATGCCGAGCGCACCATCTTCGAGCGTCAAAAGTACTTAACAACCCGCCTCCCCTCCACCCCCACCAGCCCCATCTTCGCCGCCGGCGGCTGGCAGTGGAACGCCATCCTCGACCCCAAAACCTGCCCCATCTGCCGCCCCCTCAACGGCCTAATCCACCGCCGCTTCAGCGACTTCCCCTACATCCCCCCAGTCCA